CCAAGATTATAATCCACGTAGTGCTTCATCACGGTCTCAGCTGGACCAGTTTGATCATCATACTCTTCAGAGCTGAAGTCACCCCCTGGATCCGGGAGAGCCAAACGCTTATTCAGGAGATGAAGATCATCAAAGCCCTTGACCTTGATGATGTCTTTCTTTGACTTCCAATCCCAGTTGAACTCTTCGACTGAGCCTGAGAAGAAGGCGACACCATCCTGGAGAAGCAAGATGCTCGAGGTAAGGCCCAAGTAGGTAAGTACTTCATCATTGCCCTGAACCGGGAGAGAGAGCTCCCAAGCTCCTACGGAGTTGAAATTCCAGATGAATTTTGCTTTGTTGTAGAGACTGATCTCTGCAACGTCATTCTTGTCTTCATCCTGGAGGATGATGATGTTCTCATGTTCCATACGGCCTCAGATATCTTTCAGTGAAGTCCAGCTTGATCTCAGAATTTACAGTAGTAAGGTTGATCTCAACACGAATTTGGTTATCACCGGGGACCAATGGGAAGAGAGAAGCGTTGTTTTCATCGATGTATTGTCTCATGTTCTCACCTGCTGCGTTCTTGACGGTCTTGGCACCGATTCTTGCATCGATCGTGACAATCTCACCTATCTCAATCTCGTGGTTGAGCTTGAAGGCCTTGTCCGTCGTGAGGTTTCTAAGAACCAAGAGATCACCAGGACCTGTGATGGTCCAAACTGGAAGAGCATCAGCATCCCCGTCGTTGGAGATCGTAGTGGTTGAGTACACTGCACTTGATGTGAGGGTCAACGGGGGGAAGGGGAAGAAGGTTGCCTCACTGGCCTCCTGGACGAAAGTGGTAGTATCTACTGCCTGCAGCCAGAAAGGATCCACTGTGAAGAACTTAGCGTCAGTGATCATGTAGTCTCTTCCAAGATCCCTCTCACGATCACTCCCATCCAAGCCCCCTACGACTCGAACTGTCTTGTACCGTTCAACACCATCTGTGTGAGTGTAGTAGAGAGTTCCGTCCCCCCGGAGCGGGTTGAGGATCTTGATGAGGTGACTAAATCGATCATAGACATCAGCTTGATCAATACCTCGAATCAGGATCGGTAGAGTGAAGGTCCCTGTCTTTGCGCCGATCCATTCGAAGACGGCCCCATCGTGGAAGGGGATCTCGCTATCTGTCAAAGTGAACCCTGCAAAGGCCCAGTTCTTCTTTCCTGCCAATGCTTCATAAACTCCATTGGTAAGATCGAAGCGTGTAGTTTCTCCATAAGGGAGATATTCAATTTTGGGCTTAGCCATAGCTGTACTCCCTCTGCAAAGTATTCAGGGTTTCAATTAGTTCATCGGCATCTAGTCGCTTTGTGTGAATCTCGATAGTATCAATGTTGATCACAGAACCGGGAGATTCTTCTCTGTCCATTGCTGCTACTTCATAGCCAGAGAGTACTCGACCTGGGGAGTTGAAGCGAACAACCTCAGGTCCGTTTTCTCCGATCAGGTAGTCACGATCTGAAAAGACCGAACCCCCGAACTGTCGTTGATCTCCAGTGACCCGACTAGCGGCCCAGTTTCCAATGGCACCCCAGCCTCCTCCAACGAGGTTGGCTACGATTGTGATGACGTTGGTCTTGGCCCAGTCGCGGAGCTCGATGAGCTTTGTGATCAAGTTAGTTACTTCATTGTAAACATTGGTGATCGCAGTATTCATGTCAGCCATTCGAGCACCGAACCAATCGCGAATAGAGGTGATGATCCTGTTGATGCGAATCTTGAACAGGATCCACTTGACCCGAATCGTCCCTAGCCAAATCTCCATCTGAGTAGATGCAGCTTGGTAAGGCCCCGAAACGAGAGAGTTGATGAGGAACTCAGCAATACCCCCGAAGATCCCGGGGATGCTCTCAGCGAAGTTAGAAGCTTTGAGCAGCAGCTCGTTCCAAAGCGTGGACCAGCTTTCTAGGAACATCATCATTTGCTCACTGATGAATATCTCCTGTAGCCATTCTCCAATGCCTATAAATAGATCCTTCAGCATCGTATCAAAGCTAGTGAGAATCTCTCCGAGACTTTCCCAAGCTGACTCCCAGTCGCCCTGGAAGACATTGATGAGGAAGTCGAGAAGCTCACTGGCGACATCAAGGAAGTTAGAGAAGAAAGGTCCTACGACCTCTTCCCAAAGAGTTTGTAGGACTGGTCCGAGCCATTCAGCAACTATCACTGCGAAGTCCCAGATCGCTTGCTTCAGCTCTAGAAACTCTCCAACAATATTGCGAATCTTATCCTGGTTCTGCGTGAACCATTGACCCAAGTTGTTGAAAACCTTGATCAAGAGAGGGCCGACGTTGGCAGCAACTGTGCGTCCAACCTCAGCAAAGTGATCCAGGAACTGCGGAGCGTATTCCCGAGCAATGTCAGCTAGGGGTTGAACCATGCCCATGAAGGCATCTCGAATGGGAGCAAGACCTTCAAGGATCGCAGCGAAGTCTGTGTCGCCGAACATCCGTGCAAAGGCTTTCCCCCAGTTTCCTCCTGCAAAGTACTCACCGTCGACCATTCCCCCGAGACCCATCTGAATGAACTTCTGAAACTTCTCTGAGAAGTTACGAGCAGGTTCTAACCAAAGGTCCATGCGTTCCCCGAGAGTTTCACCGATCTCTGAAAGGACCCCAGACTCTGAGATCATTAGAAGTGAATCCAAGAAACTTCCTGCAAACTCCGTGAAGTGTTCAGCAGCAGGACCAAGGATCTTCGGGAAGGTAACTTCGAAGACTTCTTTGATTGTGGAACCCAACCCCTTGAGTGATCGAGCCATTCTCTCTGAGGCTCCGGCGAAGTTGGTTTCTGCATATTCTTCAAAGGACTGGATGAAGTCTTCCCAAGTGATCTTCCCGGACTTGATTGCTTTGTTGAAGTCGAGGTGGTCTTGAATGTTGATCCCCAGCTGCTTACCGGTGAACCGGAGAACTCCAAGGAGATCAAAGCCAGCTTGAGCCAGCTGTCTGATATCCATTGCGGTGACCTTGCCCTGCATTCTAATCTGAGCAAAGTTGTAGGACATACGACCGAGCATCTCATTAGTAGCTCCAGTACCAGCAGCTACATTGAGGACTGCTTTCGTGAACATCTTGGCCTGCGTGCTTGACCAACCAAAGGCCATGCCAAGACGGAAAGTATTTGTTACTGTTTCAAATTGATAGGGGGAAATGATTGCCATCCGCTCTAGTTCGTCCATCAAGCCTGCAGCGAGTTGCTGAGCTTGAGGTAGAGCAGCGGAGATAGAGTCAAACCCACCAGCCAGAGCGAGTTCTTTCGCGAGTAGGGACTCGAGTCCCAGGGTCATCGCTTGGATATTAGCAGTCGATTCGATTGCTCTACGGCCGAGACTGAAAATCGAGGAAGCGATCTTCTCAATAACCTTAGCGCCGATGATCCCACCGGCGATATCACGCATCCTCTGAAGGCCTCCACCGACGCCCTGGAGCATTCCAGTAGCGCCCTTGTCTTGGCCTGTGACCGTAATACTAATGTTGTATTCTGGCATTGGTTAGTCTTCTCACATAGGCCCTCTGCTTGTTTATCTCGAGGTGGGGTAGGATGTTGATCAAAGGTTCTTTCCTCAACTGAGAAGGAAGAACGTGGTAGTATCCGCAGAGAGCATCCTCGAGCATTTCAAAGGGGGCGGGTCCTTCAGCCCAAAGATGAGCAAGGACCCGCATCCTCAGTTTTTTTGGTTGCCCAAATCCTGGAGCTTGACCATCACTGCTTCGAAAAGAAGCTGCATCTGCACAATCTTGACAGATCCAACCCCTCCGACAACAATGCGATCCAGCAAAGTCTTGAGCCCTCGAATATCATCACGCTTTTGACTACCATAGTCTTCCAGCGCAACGAGATCGTCAAAAGTGATCTCATCAACAACGAGCTCGATATCCTTGAAGGGGTGATCCTCCGCAAGGACTGGGGTTTCATTTGCCTGTGAATTCAGGACTTCTTCCGGCGCTTGTTTATCCATTTTTACCTTTCTAACTTACGATTGACTTAGCGATGCTAGGTACCTGGAGCACGAGTTCGCAAGGTGTTGGATCCCCGACTTCAACGGAGCCCTGCGGATAAACGTGGCTCTTGACGTAGCCATCAGTTGAGGTGAACATGTTCTCGTTGGTGTCGCCGCCCAGAGGGCTAAAGCGAACCATAATCGCCGAGGCATTCTCGTAGCCTGAGAGGAATGTAACCCAAGGATCCGAAACACCTTCAGTGTACAGGATCCGGATGGTTAGTTCCAGAGAAGCTCGCTTGCCGGCGCCCAGAACGGGCGTGTCGCCATCAGCAGTGAAGAACTCACCGATGTTGCGTTCACCGCCTCCGATGCCGATGCTGTTGAAGAAACCCGAGATGTCGCTCCAGGTGGATCCGCTATCTGTAGATATCTCAACACTTTCAGCCCGAAGCGTGATTGCGTTAGTTGCTTGTGGCATTTTCTACTCCTTTCTAAGGATTTGGCAGTTTGAAGGCCCCGACGGTCAGCGATGTTACTGCGCTGAAGTCGAGATCGACGTTGCCATCTGATTGATTGAAGATAGCTGGATCGAAGGGACCGATCATCTCTTCATCCCCAGCGGCTATTGATACTTCGTGCTCATCGATCGCAACCCCGCCACCTACTGTGCCGGGAGTCTTGAACGTAAGGGTGATTGCACCACCTGAGCCGTTTGCAGCCATGATGAAGACATTGCCATCGTTCGCAAATTCCTCACCATCAGCATTGGCGGCTTCGAGCGCGTTCTCAAGACCACTGATTACTATCTCCTGGACTGTCAATACTGTTCTCGCCATTCTCTACCTCCTCTATTTTCTCGGAAGCAATCTTTTCAATAACGCCCTGAGCCTCGAGCTTCCGGATCTTCGAGGATGTCAGCAGCTTTGAATTGATCTCATTCCCAGCAAGGAAGAGATCAGGTCCAACAGTGATGTTTTGTAGTACCTTGTATTTTGCCATTTTACTCCTAGCAGGTGAATATCAACCTAATAATCTCATGAGTATAAACGTGGCCTTCTTCGATGATTACATTGTCTGCGTTCGTTTTGCCATCATAATCAATGGAGATCCAGCTGCCTTCAGCTCTTTGAGACGTCTCAACGAACAAGGCAACCCCGAACTCAAGATCATCGAGCAGATCTTCTGAGTTCTCATTGGTGTAGTTCTCATCTTCTTTCGATTGCAGAACCAAGATGTGGATGTTGAGCATCACCTGACTTTTCAGACCCCGCGAAGTAAGCGGGGGCCTATTGGATCCTGAAGAAGTCAAGTAGACGATAGGTGTTTGACCTTCGATCTTACTAGGCTTATGCTTCAGAACCTCCTGAGCCGCGGATAGATGCGGAATGAGTAAGGCCAGAGCCTTGGATCTGATATCTTTGCGATTGATCATCTAGGTAGTCCTCTCAACAGGGCCTCTGCGGCCATTCTAGCAGCATTAGCACCGTCTTCTGCAACAGTCCTCGAATAGAACGAGTGACCTCCGCCGCGATTATGCTCATGAACACCGTACTCAACCGGAGGGGTAGGATCTCCCACTACAGCAGGATCGATGTAGATTCTGCCTCGGAGACCGGACTCCATGATCATACGGTGAGAAGCCTTCAAACGCCCGGTGATGACATGGGTGATTGAAACTGTGTAGCGGTATGCTTCTGCAAGGGCAACCTTGATCGCTTGACCAAAGGTAGAGTTTGGCTTCAAAGCAGCGATCATCTTCTGATTCGCTTCTTGAGCCTCCCTAGCTCCCTCAACTCCTATTGCTGGCATTAGCCCTTCTTCTCCTGGAGAAAAACTCTCCAGAATCCATCATCATCTGCAAGGAAGGTTTGTCTTACCTCGAACCCTCCCTGAAGTCCACGAGAGAGCTGAACTTCAGGGTTGACGGGATCGAGAGGGGTTGCAGCAATGTTGACCGAACGAAGTGTGGGAGTACCGCGCTTGAAGTCTGCATCAAGAGTAGGAGGACGTCGTATACCAATAGTTTCTGTAGCAATTCTCTTGAATGACTCGGTCCTTGCTGAATCCATCTTCCAAAATTCTACGGCTTTGACCTCAAAGTCAGCACCGCCATAGATTAGTACATCACCTTCATTGATGTTGATCATCTAGTTCCTCACTCATGGTGAAGTTTTCTCTGAATTACTCTGCCTGTACCCTTGCCACCCTTGTTGCCAAGTCTGCTGCCAAGTGATTTGGCAATCTGACTGTAAGATTCTTTCCGGGGGCCGATGGTGAGATCGACATCAGCGGAGTAATCGTTGAGGAGCTGCTCGAGCATCTCGGCTTCAGTATAATCGAGAGCATCCTGAACACTTTCTTGATCAAGCCAACGAATATCAGGAGCACCCGTCTGAGGGTCAATAGACCCAACCATGCGAAGAGCAGCGTCAATAGCATAAGTAAAATCTCCTTCAGTTTTAGTTCCACTAGAAGTTGTGGAGAGATTGCGATCATCAGCGAGCCGTCCTAGTTTTTCTTCAATCCGAGCTGCGATGCTAGAGCGAGATTCTGGAAGGAACCAGATCCAGACATCATCAACGTAAACATCTCCGGAGGCGGAGACGTTGGTGATCCGCAAGGTGTAGGATTCTGCTTGGTTCAATCCAGCTGTGAAAGAAAGCGTAGTCCAGGTATCAGCTTCGCCGGTGAGGTTCTGTGTTAGAACTGCATTGCCATCATTGTCAACAAGGGTGAGTGTTGCTTGACCAGCGGTCAGTTCAGCGCCGACACCCTTGAAGTTGACATGAATGGTGTAGAACCTAGTTCGACTAAGGGTGAATTGCTGTTCAATGTAATCACCACCAGTGCTCAGGACCGCAAGCCCGTAATGATCATCACCATCAGCTGGAGAGTAGGTTGCTCCACTCGCATTCCAGGAAGTTAGACCATTATTGTCAAATCGGCCATTGATTAGGTGGTTGCGGTACATGTTATTTCAGCTTCTTAGAGATATCTTTTGAAGACTGACGAGCTTTCTTGGGGGGTTCCCATTCGTCTTCTTCTTCCGCTTCTTCGACCTTGGCTTCTTCAGGAAGATCCTGCTCCAAAGGTGGTTCGTTGGACCAGGGCTCAGCGATGGGATCATCATGAACCTGGTTGCCTTTGCGTTTCTTGTATTCCGCGATCTCGCTTTTGGTTGCCAGACGGAAACCTACTTCCTTCAGTCGTTCACGCGCATGTTCCCGAGTGACAACGTGGAGGGCACCCGCTGGGTTGACCAGATAGAAACTATCACTTTTTGGCTGCTTGGCCATTGTTGCTCCTTCTCTAAATGAATTTTTAGTTTTTCAATAAATAGACCGGCGTCAAAGGGGCGGCCTATGAACTTCTCTCTCCAATTGATCACTTCATCAGTTGGATCCAGCGACTGCTCTAGGATCTTCCGGAACTTCTCAGGTTGATCAAAGTAGAGCTCGCCGTTGTAGGTAAAACAAGTGTTTTCGAAGTACTTCTCCCAGTTCAAGCTCCATCGTACATTCCAGGGTTTGTTCCCTGCGTGAGGCCGAGTGAGCTCACCGATCATTATTGTAGGCTTACCCATTGCGAGAGCCAGGTAAGCAAAGGTGAAGGCTCCAATTACGACATCGGCTTCTTCGATCTCTTTAGTAGAGCCGTCGGGTTCAGCCTGGACGTAGGTTGCTTTGTCACAATGCCAGAGACCCTGTTCTTCCAAGCGATGGAAGTAGCGGATTGTGAGATCGATGTCGGGGGTGTTGAGCAAAAGCTGCAGCATCCGAGTGTTGGTTTCACAATACCAGGGGCAGAGCCAACCATTTGCATTGGGGTGGATAGGACCGAATAATACCTTTAGTTTTTTGCCGGGTTCTCTCTTCTCGAAAGGTTTGATCTCAGAGTAGGGCCAACCTACTACCTCGATCGGTACCGGACATTCTAGACTTTCAAGGACTTCCTTGAATCCGGGGGAATGAACAAACTTAGCTCTAGTGTAAGGCCAGTGCTTATGAAGATCATACACGAAGCCTGGTCGAGCTGTGTGGGGATAGGTGAAAATGGGGACTCTTCGCTCTGCAAAGTAACCTAGCTCAGAAGCAAACCCCATACCGAAGTGGCCGGATTCGTGATCCAGAAGAGCAAAGTCAGCTTCACTCGGAGGGACCCGTTCGAACCCAGCCGCTTCTAATGCATTGAGGTATTGTTCACCTTTGTGTTGGTGTTCGTAGAAGTAGAAGCGGCTTGAGTTAGTCATGGGGTTACGAGTCGATCGCGGCTGAGAAAGTGATCGCAGCTGATGTGTAGAGCTGACCATCGGGCATAATCAAATTGAGGTACACGGTCTTGTCCCCTGCGCCGTGCGTCATGTTGATGTCAACGTCGCCGTCGACTTCCGAGATCAGGTAACCAGCTTTGTTGTCTGTCCATTCGATCATCACACCATCCGTGCCAATAGCAATGCCATTGTCCGGAGCGGAGCTAACGACGTCATCACCTTCGGCGTCGTCGGAGAGATAGAAGGGGATGGCAACGCGTTCACCAATCTCGTTCTTGTTCTCACGATCAAATATCTGAACAGCAACGTTGATCACATTTGCGACTTCGGTACCTACCGTGAAGGTAGCGCCCAATTTTAGTTCTTGGACGGTTTCAAATGTGGATCCCATAGTTACTCCTTCAGAAACCCCCTCCGAAGAGGGGGCTCAATTGTTGGGTGGTTTATATTTCAGAGGTGGAGACAACGACGCCGTGGTTGTCGCGAAGTTCTGCGACACCGTAGAGAACGTCGATGGTCACCTGGACACCGAGGTAGTCCGGCTGATAGGATACGGTTACCCGGAGTCCTACGCCGTCTTCATCCAGTGCCTTCTGAACAACGCCCATTCCAGGAGGCGCGATCGGCAGAGGCCGGGTCGCGAGGACCATAGCATTCCTCTGGAAGAACAGGTTCTTGCACTCGCTGGAAGCAACTGCAATCTTCTGATCCATGAAGATGTCGAAGCCCATGAAGCGGTTCACATAGGCGTCGGAGGCCATCTTACCCAGAGATTCTGCATAATCGCGGTTGACCAAGCGCTCGATGCCGAGTGCTTCGTATTCTGCATCTTCATGCAAGACAGCGAAGCGCTGGCCTTTCGGGGCTTTGGCCGCGTTCATCTGGCGGCGAGCACTGCGGAAGTCATCTTCTGCAAGGCCGGCGGTGGCATCGATCGTCTGGCTGAAACCAGAGTACAGTGCCGCGAGGTCACCGTCGATCTGCTCTGCCATGACCATCAATCCATCCTCGGTATAGCGGTTCAGGTACTCCGGACGTGCCAGAGCCCGACCCACATCTTCGAGCAGGAAAGTGATCTCTTTGTGCTTATTCAGGGTGACCGTGTACTTGCTGTCGGCGGGAGCCTGGCGAGTAACGATCGTGTGCTCCGTTTTATCGTTGACGGACAACGCCCCGGTATAGGGGATGTTGATGGTTTGGCCGTGGCTTGCGACTTCATTGTCCCAGTCTCGGTTTACCAGCCGTGCAAGCACGGTATTTGCTTTCAGGTACCCCAGAGCCTGGGCAGCTACTATCGTAGCAATAGAGTCGCCAAGTTCGGTTACACCAATGGCTTCAATAGACATTGTGTATTACTCCTTTATAGTTTTGGTGTAGTAGGGGTTTTCGAGTTTTACGTGTAACGTCACGAACCCAGTTGTTCTCGGGTTGCTTGCATGATCTTGTCTGAGTTCTTTCGAATCTGCTCAGGAGTGAGATCACTTAGATCAACCTTCTGTGGTTTCCCTCCCTTGCCTTTCGGAGGGTTGCCCGGCCCGGGCGGTTTGCCGAGAAGTTCAAGTAGTGAATCGGCATCTGCTTCGAGGTCTTCTCTGGTGTCGCCTTTCAAGCGATCAACCAAATCGGCAGGGAGTCCCTTTTCAAGGGCGACCTCAAGTCGGAGGGCTTTTGCAGTGGCCTTAGAAGCTTCGGTTTCTGCTTTAGTTGCAAGCTCTTGCCACTCGCCCTGCTTCTCCTTCTTTTCCTTTTCAGCATCAGCCTTTTCTTTAGCGAGGTCCTCAAACTTTTGTTTCCAGTCCTTGGCCTCTTTGATCTTGTCGTTCAACCGACTGCGAGGAACCATGTCTTTCTTGTCCTCGGCGGGTGGTTCTTGGGGAGTGCCTTTTTTGCCTTCTCCACCACCTTCGCCATCTTTATCCCAGTAGAATCCTTTTCTAAACATCCTCAATTCCTTTCGTTTTTTACGCGTTACGACGCGAGAAAAGAGGATCCTATTGGGACCCTCAGGTTCTTCGCTTTAGTACGAGTTCATTATATCATAAAACTACTTCCGTCTTCGGCTAGTAGCATGAGCCGGCCAGATTCTCGAGCGGCCCTCTTCTTTTCTGGCTTTGATCTCTGCGGTTGCTGCTGAGATCATCTCTTCAGTGGTAGTTCCCAAACCCTCAAGCTCCGGAGTATACAATACCCAGATCGTACGGCAGTGCCAGTGAAAGGGTGGTGACTTCAGCTTATTGGCGAAGCGGGGAGTTCCCCGGAGAATAAACTTACCATCAAGTTTTTGGATCTGCCCATGAACCCGGAGACAGCAATCGGTAGTGCGATGATCAATTGCAGCAATGGCCTGTTTCTGAAAAGTGATCTGGCTGATCTCGTTGTAAGCACGGGAGAGAACCAGGACCACGGCGAGAGCGGCGACCCAGGTACTTGTGTCAGTGGCCATCTTTCCCTCGGATCCACTGAGCCGGTAAGCACTAGCTCGACCATCGTTGAATTGAGTTCCGAATAATCGATCCTGGACCATTGTCACAGGTTGATCCTCAGCAATAGCTCGAGTCATGGTAACCCCAATCCTGTTACCGAAGGCCTGGATCCACTGCGGCTCAGTGAGGAGAAGATCACTGAAAGCGGAAGAGGGGTTGTAGTTGCTGGGAGGAACAGGAGTGTTGACCCCTACCTTCAATAGATCATTCCTCTGATCATTTATAAAGGACTGCGAGGATTTGAGAAGCTGATCATCAAATCCGTAGCGATCTTGAATGATCCTAGAACCCAGATCAGAGACTACGCCCTGCAACTGCGATGTCGTGGAGCGGGCGACGCCGTTTGTTTGGAGGATATCCACCATCTGCCTTCGAGCCTGAACCCTCCGCTTGTTTTGCAGGGCGATCAGATCGTCGCTGAGTTGATCTATCTTCCGGATGTATCGGTAGGGTGTTGTTAGCTCCACTCTTCTTCCTCATCCTTTTTATTCTTGCCCTTGTCATCATCGACATCGGCGTCGTCGTCGGCCTCCTCCTCAACCTCCGGAGGATCCATCGCTGCGAGTTCCAATTGCTCGAGTTCTAGTTCGAGGAGTCGAAGCTTGATCCGTGTTTCAGGATCCATAGGTAGAATTTCCCGATCCCGATCCAGGGTGAGCTCGAGGTCGTCGAGGGGCGCGAGTTCTGAAATGTTCATTTGCTTCCCGGCGATACCCGCCATCTGGAGAGCAGAAACAAGACCTCGATCATAGTTGGGGCGAACCCGCTTGATCTTCAAAACAAGCTCAGCAAGTTGGAGTTCAATGGTTGCGGTGGCGATCCGATCTTTTGACTTCAATTCATCGAAGGCGGTTTCAGGAAGTGCCTTGTCCACGTTGTCCGCGATCGTTTGAATGAAGGAGAGGATCCCATCAATATCGATCCCAGGGACCAGGACCTTGGCATCAGTGCCAGCAGGGAAGAACCAAACATACTCACCGTTGTTTGTGAGTTCACCAGGTTCTGCGCCCATGATCGCCCACTGCGGATCAGTATTCTTGGAGATCGCACCAGCAAGCTGGGTACCGAGTCGGTTTACCTCGTCGAGAATGATCATCGCTTTTTGGAAGGTACATTCTCCGAGGACCTCGCCAGTTTCCATGTGGCGAACTTCGACGTAGGGAACCATGCCCAGCGAGTTCGCGTAGATCGGAGGCCGATCGTCGTGGCCTGCGGATTTGCCATTGATGAAAGTTCTGATCTCATCTGCG